CTTGGTCTGGCGCGATCTTGTAGTTGCTGTCGTAAGGCAGGGCAGGCTCAATTGCCAACTTGCCGTTTTTCAGCGTCATGAAGCAAAGGACGCTTGGGGCAATTTCAGCTAGCCAGCCACGGATATTGATCGATTCTGCGATGGCGTCGTCATAGAACAGGTTATTTGCGCGAAGGAAACGCCCGGTTTCGGTCAGCGTGGTGCGGTCAACCAAGCCGCTGTTGACGATGCTGCCTGCTCCAGTGTCGGTGTCAGTTGCTAAGTACCAGAGCAGATCAGTCAGCAGGTTGCTAGAGCCGGTATCGCCATCAATCAGGCGTTCCACTTCAATGCCGCTTTGGATGTAGCAGCGGAGTTGATCGAGTTGCTGGAAGTTGTCACTGGAGCGAAGTTTCAAACCGGCAACTGCACAGTTTTCATATTCCGGCACGTTGTCCTCAGCCAAGCATTCATTGACGTAGACAACTTCGTGTTCGGGGCCGCCATCGCAGCTGCGACTAATCAGTTCGCCGTAGTGGGAAACTTCGGCAATGCCGCTGTACTGCTGGAACAAGCGAGTTACTGATCTCGGTCTGTCGTACTCTTCGTAATACCGCCCGTTAGTAACGGTGTAACTAAAGGCAAATTGAACGCCGTTTGTATTGCGGGCGTGCTTGGTGAATACATCACCTGTGGTCCAAGGGCCAGTGAAACCTGTTACTCGGGTTGCAACTATGCGCCACCACTTATTGCGCGGTGTATCTGGCAGATCCCTTTGATATGACTCCAGTTCGACGGACATCGTGATAGTTCGCACTGAAGCGTCGCGGGTGTATTCCCAGCCGGTCAGTGTGCGGCGTGAGCCATTCGGCAGGTTATCGAAGTAAGGATCAATGCCCAAAGCAACCGAAAAAATGTTGCTAAGGGTGTTGAAATTGATGGCGTCGCCAACGTTGTACGCAATGCCGGGTTCGGTGCAGGTAATACTGCCCGGAGTGACGCTGATTGTGCTGACGTCAGAAACCCAACGCCCATAAACAACATCATCAACAAGCTCTGGCACGACTGCCATCTGCCTGTGTGTGAAGTAGTCACGCGGCTGAACAAAATGACCACGGCCACCCACCGTGAACTGCCCCAGGTAGGTGTTAAAGGTCCAGTCTTGGTAACCGGTGCGGCCACCATCTAAAACAAAAATTTGCTCAGTACCGCCGCTTTGTTGTGCAAATACTGCGCTGTTGAACGGACGCAGGCGGAACTCAAGCTGCGAGCGGTCAGGATGCGTTACGCGAATAAACGAGTAGATGTCAACAGGGGAATCGCCAATAACGCCAAACAAATATGGACCAATGTTGGTCCAGCCCTCATTGCGGTTGTAGTCACGAACGGCGTCAGAGTTTGTGGGTCGAACGTCAAGCGCGAATGTTGACAGCCGCTGCACATATTGTGTGGCTTTGCCTGACCGCAAGCTGTTGTTCCCACCGTTTTGCTGCGCCATGTAAAAAGGCGAAAGCAGCGTGTTGAAGTTAGTGATGCCGTTTAGACGTGCCCATACTTGGGACTTGATGCCGATTTCGGTTACGTCGCAGCGGCGGTTGTTCTGGAAACTGCCCAGCTCAAAACGAAGGATTGGATAAAACGCCTCATCAATATCTGAATACGGCAGCCAGTTAGAAACCGTTATCGCTTCTTGCGAGACCAAGCCGATTTTACGGTAATTATTGCTCCAAGCTTCAATACATTTCAGGCGAATACGGAAGCCGGCGGTGGTGTCGTTTGAATCTGCCGGATCAAAAGTTTTGTTGGGACGACCGATGACGATCCAGGTAGACCGACCAATCATGAAGGTTGCCCCAAGTGCCATCAGGGCATCGGCACGTTGAGCATCTGCATCAACCGTAGAACGCACGTCTTCGAGCTTGACGACACCCTCTCCTGCATCTCCAAACGGTTCAATATCTTGGCGGCCCTTGCCAATCAATACGACAATTTCATCACCCTTATTGACTTCAACTTCAGTGGTCAGATTCGACCAGGACTCAGTTTCATAAGGCTCAACAGTTCTAACGGCAGTTGGACCATACGTCACCGCCCCTGTGGAGCCATTTTTATGCTCAATGATGCCAATCCGGCGTGCATAGTTGACGCCAGTGCCAGGCATACCGGCATTTTCCGTGATGCCATTACGTTGGTAATCACCGCCAAATGGATGGTTGCGGCGCAAATATGAATCAACATATTTGAACTGTTGATTTAGGGCGCGAATTTTACGGTTATAGTCCCAGTCTTTAAGTACAGAAATAACCTCCCAGTCAGGGCGAACTGGTGTTCCATTGGCAATACCGGAGTAAACGCCAAAACGGACTTGGTTGGACGGCGTAAATGCACCGCTAAATGCAGGTTGATTAGTCGCACCCTTGATTGGTGCATAGAACGCCTGTTCTTCGTCGCCGCGTCCGTCGTCAATACTCAGCTCGCCATAGCGCAGGTTATACATCCGAAGGCGACTGCCCGCCCCCAGCGCTTCGTAGCCGCCGTTCCAGTAGAAGTCAAAGTAAGCGTTGAAAATGTTGTCGAGCGCGTTGTTGCCTAGGAAAATGCCGCCCAGCTCAGGACGTGCCATTGGACCTTGACCGGCAATCGCAACGATTTCACTGATCTGGTAGGTGCCCCAGCTCTTGACGCGAGACCACACCAAAGTGGGTGAAATGACTACACCACCGCTTTGAAATTCACCGCGATCGTCGTAGTTTGTTTCGCGCTTGGTAAAGACGATTGGAACGATATTGCCGTAAGCAGCAAGCTCCTGTAGGGAGTTGAAGCCATAGGACGGCGTGAAAATGTCTGAGCCTTGGACGCTGCCCAGATCTTGTGAAGTGAACTGCGGGCGTTGTGCTTGGCTTTGTTGCGGTTGACGTGGTTTTGGCGCCAGAAAAATTGATGCCGCAGTTGATGCCAAGCCGATAACAAGACTGACAATCGCAACAGTCAGACCGGCGTCATTTCTAATATCTGGAATACCTGCATATTCAGCAGGACGAATAAATTTTTGACGGCTTACATGATCGACGAAAGCGCGATATTCCTGTTCGCTACAACCCAGCTCTTCAATCAGACGCTTTTCAAACGGAAGCAGTGGCTGTACCGCAACATGTCGGTAGGGCACCATGCCACCGCCTGAAGATGCTGATTGATGTAAAGACATCCTTGACTCCAGAACACCGCAAACGTCGTGGGGGCCTGCGGTAAAAGCAACACGTCACCATCGTACTTAGGCTTTTCGACACGGCGACACCAGCTCAGCAAGTCCCTGCCAATTGCATACTGCTTGCCGTCATACCAATCCTGGCGGCGGGTCGGGTGCTCCAAGCCCAAACGGTCCAGCACGGTGAATACCAGATTGATGCAGTCCAGCGCTCCGTCTGGGTCCGTGCCATCTGCACCCCAGCGATACGGCCTGCCGATTAGGTCAATCACTGCACTCGAACGCTTGCGGTGACAGGCAGATTGCCGACAAGACGCTTGGTTAGGCGCTTGCGTGGTACGTCCGAGCCAACAGCGTCCAAGACCGATGCAGTCTGTAGTTCGAGCTTGGTTGTATCCCAGTTGCCGCTGACAATCTGAGATTCATAAGTGCTGATTGCGGTGTAGTCCGTTTTGTCGTCGGGGTTAACCACCACAGTGCTGACCTTTGCAATCCAGCGTTCGACCACAGCAGTTTCAGCCCAACCACGGCTCAAGCTGTTGTTTGGAAATACCAAAGTGGCGGGCTGGTTGTCTCCGGTCTTGGTAACGGTCAAACCTGAAAACGCAAACGGCATGAACCCATAGGTTGAGCCTTCGTACGGCGCGTCTTCGTTGACCCAGTAATTCTGAAAGTGATACTGAACGTTGCCGGATTCCGTGCGAAACGTCAGGTATTGGGCGAAGGCAATTTCGTGGCTCACAGACCCAGCTTCCTCCTAGTGGTCGTATTTTGACGGATGTTGGCAAGGGTGCGCTGTTCACCTCGGCGGGCGCCTTGCTCTGCCGCTTGCTGCATTCCACTACGGAACTGATCGGCGGTGACGTAATCCACGCTGTTGATGCGCTCCACGGTGTAGCGAACGTCGATTGGTGCAGCCACTGCAGTGCCGCCGCCCATTTCGCC